AGTTTTTGTATGGTAGCACTGATAGAGCCTGTTCGCTTAAATTCTTTTAGTGCTATTTCTTCTTGTTGATTGGTGTACTTAGAATGCATCTTGACTCCTTCCAGAGTCCAACATTATGTCCGCACCCTCTACCCATTTCATTATATAAAAATATCCTCCCAGTTTAATATTTAATTGAATATTAAACTGGGAGGAACATTTTAATTAAAATAAATTACAAAAGTCCTAAAATAATTTAATAAACTATTTGAAAGTATAAAAACAAATTCACAATGATTATACTGTTATTGCCCCACTTTTAATAAGATCCATTACAAAAAACAGACCTCCACCTAAAAAAGAATTGACATCTGTGACATTGGCACCAATTATCAAGGGGTTTCCTAGAGGAGCACTTACTGTAATCTCAAGTTCATTTTTATTGTTGATTTTTACTTCATGCGAGAAACTTCTGCCTCCACCTGCACTAAAAAATGGCCATACACCACCAGAAGCTGCAGAATTATAATTATCAATTTCATCTAGCGAATATGACGAATGAGATGTTATAGTCTGTGTAATTCCGTCAACTACAATTAATGAAGTTAAAAATCTACACATACTACCGTTTTCACCAAAAAAATCTTCCCAATCAGGCTTGGCTCCGGGAGCCCAAACAGTATTATCTTTAGTATTATATGCTATATTTAAAGCAGAGGATAAATACCAGGAACCTGGAGCAGCGCTGAAGATACATACTTTATCGAATTTAATGTCAACATTTATTCCGTTACTCAATATTTTCTCTGTCAAGGAAGAAGAATTGGTATCACCAGAAGCAAAAAAAGTCTTATAAAAGCCACTTAAACTGCCACCAGACCTTGTATCAGTAACATCTGATGAATAATTTGAACTATCATAAGTTATAGTACTTGAGCTTGACTGAGTGATAGCAGATCTAAGGTCATCTAAATTTCTGCTAAAATTTGGAATCCCATTAATAAAGTTGTTTTGGTCAAGTACGGAATATTGTGCAATACCTATTGGATTATTAAGTTGTCGCGCATATTCGTTTCTTGAAGGAGTAGCTTTATCTGGTACATGGATACTGGTCCATCTAAAACATATATCAGGAAGTTCTTGAGGTGTGGGTAATGGATTTAAACCGATTAAATAGTTGTACCAATCTTCATAGTCATCACCTAATATAAATTTGATTCTATTACCACCAGCAACTAATAGAGATGATAAAGCACCTCGATAATTATCGTAAAACTTATTGCCGCCTGATAAATCAAATTTGTTAATTAATGATTTTGGTGGTATGTTATTAAAAAATTGCCAGATGCTATCTGACGTTTCACCTAAAGGCATACTTGGTGAAATAATTTGAAATTTATACCTATCCAAATTTAAACTCGAAGTAAGTGCATTAAAATATTGTGCAGTTGCTCCATTTAACATTTCTTCAATACTTGCCATAATAACCTCCTTAAAAAATTGATTTAATTTAGAATCTCCATTTCTATAAATCATTAACAAAAATAATAAACTATAATATAATAATATATGTGATATAAAATATTATTTAATTTAATAAAAAAATATTAATAATACTTTATAATTTTAATTATTAGAAAAATGATTATTTAATCTTGTTAATATGATTATATTAATATACTTACCATTAATAAATGAAATATGTATTTATATAAATAAATTTATTGTTTTTTGAATAAAAAATTTTTTATTTAGTAGCAGAAATTTTGTTGACCTTAGCAAAAAGGAAGTCATAGTATTTTGTCTCTTTTTTTTGATAAAACATTCCCACATTTCCCATATTCAATATGCTAAAATGATATTGTGGTATAGAATGAAAAGAAAGCGTTGTCCTAGAGATGACGCTTTTTTGTGCGTCTGGAGGTGGGAGATTGGCATTTGAAGGCTGGTTATTAAAAATAAACGGAGCAGTGTTTCCGACTGAATTGATTGCACTGGAATCATATAAGTGCACGCCTGACCAGATAATGGACCTGGACCCTTACCGTGATGGAAGTGGCTTGTTACACCGAAATGCTCTACCGCACACCGCTTCCTCGATGGAGTTCTCCACTACGCACTTGCGATTAAGGGACGTTGATAGATTGAATGCTTTTGTACCTCACGGCAACAGGGTAAAATGTGAAATAGAATATTGGAATCCAAATACATCCTCGTATAAATCGGGAGCGTTTTATATTTCCGATATTCCTTATGAGATAGTAAACGTTGATGAGGAGAAAAAGGACATTCTCTATAAGCCAATCAAGATAACCATAACTGAGTATTAAGGAGGTCAATGATTTGCTGAATATTCCAGAAGAAATAAAAGAGTTGTTTAGGGCAGATAATATGAGTGCAGCTACACAAAGGCACATAAAACTGCGTTTCTTTGACGAAAAGATAAATATGCTTTATCCAGATGATATGCTTTTCCCGTCTGACAATCTGTTTCCCACTGATCAGGAGCCTGTATATGTGATTGATAATAGCCAGCTAATATCCGAATCCATGACCATAAAGGAAAGCGTATGCTCAAGCCAGAAATTAACCTTCGGTGAGTGCGGTGCAGCTATGTTTGAAATCATGGTTGCGGATGTGCTGATGGATTTGACCGGGAAAGAATTCATGGTAACAGTTGAGATAGGCGGTTATGAGATGGCTTTCGGTATCTACAAGGTTGGTAGCTTTGTTCGGGAGCAAGCCGACCGACGGCGTAAGAAGATAACTGCTTATGACCGTATGCTGAACTTTGATATGGATGTAGCTGACTGGTACCAGGGGCTAACATTTCCTTTGACCTTAGAGCAATTCAGGGATTCCCTTTGCAATCATGTGGGGGTTAAGCAGGTTATAACTGATTTACCATTAGATGGTATGCAGATAGCAAAGACCATTGAGCCAGAGCAGTTGGACGGCCGCAAAGTTTTAATGGCCATCTGCGAGATAAACGGTTGTTTCGGGAACTTTGATAAAACAGGTAGGCTTACATATAAGTTTCTGGGAACTTCCGGTTTATTTCCATCAGAAACCTTATATCCAGATGATGAATTGTATCCGTCTGAAATGACTAATGCTGAAACATTATCCTTTTACAAGCAAATGGAAACACACTATGAAGATTATGTAGTATATCCAATTGACAAGGTACAGATCAGACAAGAAGAAGGGGACGTTGGAGCTTCTTACGGTCCCGGTAATAATTGCTATGTAATTCAGGGTAATTGCCTTGTATATGGAAAATCAGCACAGGAACTTCTTGCTATTGCGTCCACTGTCTATGATCAGATTTCAGGAAGAGTTTATAGACCATGTCATATCGTTGGTCCAGCTCTGCCATGGGTTGAGGTTGGGGACGGAATCATATGTTATACTACGGACGATGTAATAGAAACCTATTGCCTTGAACGGACGCTAAAAGGTATTCAGGGAATGATGGACACATACGATGCACAAGGGAGCCTTGAACAGGAGCAGAGTTTTGGTCTTGGAGATCAAATAATTCAGCTTGAAGGGAAAACTGCTGTTATAAAAAAGTCTGTGGAAGAAGTATCTGTTCGGGTGACAGACCTGAAAGAATATACGGAAGCACAGTTAAAAATTACTGCAGATCAGATTCTTGCAGAAGCGACCAGAGCGCAGCAGGCAGAAGCGTCATTGAGTATTAAAGCAGATCAGATTGCTTTGTCGGTGACAAATCTTACTAACAACACCAATTCCAGATTTGAGCAGACAGCACAGCAGATAAGCTTGAAAGTAAGTAAAGGAGATGTTTCTTCCCAACTTTCTGTAGAGAGTGATAAGGTGACGATATCCGGTAACCGGCTTATAGTGAACAGTACGAATTTTCAGCTTGACGGTAATGGAAATGCAACCTTCAGCGGTGATATAAGAGGTTCCAGTATATACGGTTCTTATTTTGAAGGTGGCGCCATAAATATCGGCGGTGGTACTTTCTACGTGGATTCTGCAGGTAATGCTGCGATCAATGCAGGAGAAATCAATCTAGGCGGCGTAAGTATAAGAGAAAATTACACGGACTTAGGAGCGTTTAGAGTATCAAGCGCCACATATGGAGCTTTGTTCAGTACTAACCAGGAAGTTGTCTTATCTACAAGCGCATGGGTGGACGGAGGACCAGCGCTTGAACTAAGAAGGAATAATATGATAACTCGAGTGGGGCATGGAGGTATTAGCACTGGAGATATTGATTTGAAAGAACTGGAAAATGAATATGGCTATCAATGGAGTAGTGTGTCTCGAAATATAATTGAACTATGGAACAGAATAGCATCACTCGGCAGGTGAATTCTATTACCAAAATTTAGAAATAAGGAGGTTGATTTGAGGGGAAATAATGGTTATAATATAGAAAAGGAGGTTTTAATTATGAAGAACTTCAATATATTATCTATCTTTGCTGTATTATTAATGACATTATTTTCCTTTAATTCTTTTGCTATGGAGAATAAATATAATGGAGATATTGAACGCCAAACCCCACAAAACGAAAAGACATATGAAGACGAGTCGCTTAATTATGAATGGACATGGTTAAGTGATGACTTATGTGTTAGATTCCGTAAATTGCCAGATACTAGCAGAACATATCTCGAGGATCGTTGGGGACGTGGAATGATATCCCCTGCATGGGCAGAAAAAAGGAACGGTATCTATCAGCGAAAAATCCGTGATACCTATTCCGGTAAATGGTCCCAGTCCGCAGATAGCGCATGGTCCTTTGAATTTGATGATAAGACTATCCCGGTCGGAGTGACCAAGATTAATGGTGTGTTATATGCTTTTACCGGATATGGAGAGTTAAAAGAAGGATATGAGTATTACCCGGGTATTAAAACCGCCGCAGACGGCCTTGTAACTGCTAACAGCGCAGAGTTCATCCAATGGCTTGCAACTCAATATCTTCCGGAATGTACAAGCCATGAATAAAATAATCTAATTGTAAGGGCAGGGATTTGTTCCTGCTCTTTTATTGAATCATTTTACTGTATATGCTATATTAGTAAGTGATAAGAAAACAACATACAAGTCGATAAATCCAAAATTATGGGGCTGATTATGAAAAAACGAATTATTGAAAAAGACATTAAGATATTAATCTTACTTATTTCCAGTTTAGTAATATTAGATTATATAAACTTCCCATCTTTTTTGGGATTAAGAATGTCCAATATTAATTGGAATTTTTGCATGGGCATTCTAAATATCATTGTAGTTATCATACTTTACTTAATTACATTCAGAACAATAGACGCAAGAACGATTGAAAGAGAAAAAAATAAAAAAGAATTGTCTGCTCTACTAATTAACCAATGTTATCAAGAATGTTTGGATTATATAAAATTGCTTGATCAAGAAACGGTTGAAAAATTTATAGTTCCAAAAATGGATTTTAATAGTACAAATAATATGATACTTATAAATTTACAAAACAGTCCGTTTTTGAATGATAATGTAATTATAGATTTGGCAAAAGATGGGCAATTAACTAAAATGCAAATAGAAGGATATTTTAGAATAAAAGTGAAATATAGACAATATGTCAATATGAGAATTTCGTTTTTCGATGGACCTCATTATTATGAGTCACTTAAAGTTGATTTGCGCAATGCAATAAATGATGAATTAAAAAAACTTGATATATAAACATGTAAACAATATTTTATATTTATATTGACCGGTAAGGCATTATGCTCCACGATACCACGCCCCCAGATGGTTATACGGTAGGCCCTTATGGGGCCTGGGTAAAAGATGGCCAGGTGGTTGTTGAGACGGTGGCAAGTAACTAAATAAAACGATTTTAAGGAGCAGGGGCTTTCCTGCTCTTTTCCTATGTCTATCGAACTATTAACTTGTGTATACTTTGTAAAAGGACTTTGAAAGGTTGATTTAGACTATGGGTGGTGATAATATAATAATACCAAATATAATGGTCATACACGAGGGGGATAAAATGAGGATTGAAAGCTTAGAGATTCAGGGTGTTGGAGGAATAAAAGAATTGTCTCTTAATTTCAATGACGGTTTGAATGTCATTTGTGGCGCTAATGGAATTGGAAAGACAACCATATTAAACTGTATTAATGACTTTTTTGTCTTTAGTGGAAACATAAAAAAAAATGTGAATTCTAGTGAAGGAAGCGTGGTTATTCATGGTGTTTTTGATGGAAGTTGGGCTGAATTAAAGACGGTAGTTAATAGTTCAGAGCCTGCGGAAAAAAATAATAGTATGTCTCCAATTCAAACTCAATTCAAAAACTACGTTTTAAATTTTGGTTCTGATAGGGATATTAAGTATAAGAAGTTAGATAATCTTTCCGGTGACCCTTCTTACGATTATAAAGATAGGCATGGCATTGAAGTGTCGGCAGTTGATATTAAGAATTGGTTTGTAAATAGATTTGCATTTGTTGATAGACCAGGAAGTGTTTCTGATGAGCAAAAGGAAAACTATGAAATAGCAAAAAACAACTTTAGTATCATTGATAATAGTGTGCGATTTAAGAGTGTAAATGGATCCACTTACGATATTATTCTTGAAACAAAAAAAGGAGATATTTTGTTTGAATATTTATCGTCGGGTTATAGAACGTGTATTTATATTGTACTTGGTATCATTAAAGAAATAGAGTATAGATTTAAACAGGATAAAGTTTCTGCTAAAGACTTTGATGGAGTGATTTTAATTGATGAGATTGATTTACACTTACATCCAACATGGCAGGCTCAATTAGTTAAAGCTTTAAAAAACATTTTTACTAAAGCGCAGATAATTGCAACTACTCACAGTCCAAGTATTTTACAAAGCCTTAATAAAGATGAAATAATTGCATTGGACTTAGATCAGAATGGGAATACTTTTGTGAAGGAATTGAAATTAGGCGAATATGGCCTACAAGGCTGGACGCTTGAAGAAATTTTGCAAGATGTAATGGGAATGCCAAGCACGACTTCGGAAGTTTTTAAAGTAACCATGGCTGCTTTTGATAAAGCCATGATGGAAGAAAATATTTCAGAAATAAAAAAGAATTATGAGTTATTGGATAAAATGCTTCATCCAAATAGTACGCAACGGAAGCTCTTGAAAATCCAAATGGCAGGCTTGGAGGAGTAGAGATGATTAAATTAATACGCCCCGAAAAACCGATTGAATTAACAGAAGAAAAGGAAAAAGAATTAGTTTCGGATTTTAAAAACACTAAAAAAGCAGTATGGAGGCAACCTTATATAGTAGAAAGATTATTGAGTATGTCTCATAAAAAGTGCTGTTATTGTGAAACAGCTTTAGAAACTCAAGGTAGGCCAATGCATGTCGAACATTTTCATTGCAAAGATGATTACCCAGATGAAGTAGTTGATTGGAATAATTTGCTACCATCTTGTAGTCAATGTAATTCTAACAAAGGAACTCTGGATACGAAAGTTTATTCTCTGTTAAATCCTACAGATGACGATCCAAAGAATTATTTATATCTTAATCATTTTTATATTAAGAGTAAAGATAATGCTTTAGACAGTAAAGGACGGGAAACTGTGGAATTGTTAGACCTGAATAATCGTGATAGACTAGTAAATCCAAGATTATTAATAGTGGATATGATGAGATATAAGCTAAATGATATTCATAAAAAAGCAGTAGAATTGAAAAACAGAAATGACGGTAAACAATACAATAAGAGTAGAATTGTGAATGGAATCAAAGATATTTTAAAGATGGCACAGCCCACGGCAGAATATAGTGCTTTTATGGCAACTATCATTTTAGATGATGAAGATTATAATGAAACAAAAGAGATCTTAATGGAAATGGGATTTTGGGACTCTGAAATGCAGGGTTTTCATGATACAGCTGCTTCCATAAAATTAGATACACATAAATAAATCAAAAGAAATAAGAGCGCCCCTAACCGGACGTTCTTTTCTTTTTGGAAATGGTAAGTAGATAAATGCAATTATTTGACGTTGATTTTTGATGCAGTCGACAACATTTTGTGGCTAAGTTTGATATTATAATATAGGGGGGGAACTCCATTCCGGGTATGCTCCGAGAACACCCCAAATTAATTATACTGGCTCTGCGGAATGTGGAGTCGGAAGTAAAAATTCAGGAGGTACAAATTATGTACAACACAGAAGTTTTTACTGCTGACAAAGAGAAGAATGTACATGAGATAAAGAATTCAATGGAGATATTTAATAATGATGAACTTAGTTTATCTGTTCGTGCAATTCGAAACGAAGATGGAAGTATTTCTATCAATGCAGAAGATGCGGCGATTGGATATGGATGGGTGCAGGTGCAGAACAAAAAAGGAAAGCAGTATACTTCTGTCAGATGGGAAACTCTTAATGGTTATTGCAATGGGTTTGGTTTCCCCAACATTCTGGGGAAAGGTGATTATATTCCAGAAAGCTTGTTTTATATGCTTGGATTTAAAGCTGGGAATGAACGAGCAGTGAAGTTCCAAAAATGGTTGGCAACGGAAGTTCTTCCATCAATTAGAAAAAATGGTATATATGCTACGGACAACGTTATTGATCAAATTCTCAACAATCCTGACTTTGGCATTGAGTTATTGACGAAACTAAAGGAAGAGCGGCAAGCAAGGCTTAAAGCAGAACGACGCAATGCTATTCTTATGCATGTAAATAAAACTTATACCATGACAGAGATTGCAAAAGAATTAGGCCTTAAAAGTGCAGCAGAGTTAAATAAGAAACTTTCGGAATTGCACATACAGTATAAAGTTAATAATACATGGGTTATGTATTCTGATTACAGCAATTTGGGATATGAGGAAATTAAACAGGAAGTTTTGGACAATGGAGTAGTAGTTTATCACCGGAAAATTACGCAATCTGGGAGAGAATTTATTTTAAATTTGATAAATCCAAAGGCAAATTAACTGATGTATATTTTCTGAATATTAATTGTTAAAAGGTAAGAGGGGCGTTCTTAATCGGACGTTCTTTTTCTATGCCCGAAAGGAGGAGCAGATGAAAAAAATAATCGCATACACCGAGGAACAAGTAAAGCAAATTGTTGGGCTTTTAAACTGTGTTTCAGTATCCGGTATTCAGAATTTTAAACAGATTGCTGCAGTTGCTCAGATCTTGGATTCTGGAATGACGGGAGAGATTAAAGAGCCGGAACAGAAAGAAGGTGAAACTTAATGGCCTTACAAAGATTCTACAATAAAACTGATTATAAAAATCTTCCTTCACAGGATACGCCACTAAATCGGAAAAATTTACTTAATTCAGAGAATGGTATTGAAGAGCTGGACAAAAGAGCGGTCCAATTAGATGCTGAAAAGGCTTCCATTGCTTTAGTAAATACTTTGGTAAAAGATATCACGGTTGATGCTGATACCGGAATATTAACAATAACCTATCAAAATGGGACTGTGAAAACTTATGATCTGGACATTGAAAAGGTTGTAGTAAACTTCGATATTAACGATCAAAATCAACTCGTTCTTACTCTGGCAGACGGCTCTCAGAAAATAATTGACCTTACCCGGTTCGTTTACACTGTGGATAGTACGCCAACTATTTCTATGAAAATCTTAAACAGGACCATTACCGCTGAGATCGTAGACGGCTCTGTAACCATGAGTAAGCTGGACGCTTCCATACAGACGGAATTCAGACAATACATGTTGGATACTCAATCAGCACGGGACGCAGCTCTCCAGTATCAGAAGTTTGCAAAGCGGTACACCCTAGGAGATCAGGAGTTTCCCGGTAGTGAAACCGATAACGCAAAGTATTATTATGAGCAGACAAAAGCGGATGCAGAAACTTCTGGCCAGAATGCCCAGGCAGCGGCAGACAGTGCAGAATTCGCAGAAGAACAAAAGACTATTTCAACTCAAAAAGCTTCAGCGGCAACGGCAGCGGCAAACAAAACCGCGGCAGACGTATTAATTACTACTGAAAAAGCAACGGCAGCAGGAGTAAGTGAGCAGATTGCAAGAGATAAGGCAACCCAAGCAGGAGTAAGCCAGACAGCGGCAAATCAGAGCGCAGAGGAAGCTCAGGCCAGTGCATTAAAAGCCAAAAGCCTTACTCATGGTGGAGTTGTTCCGGAAGATGCGAAAGATAACGCAAGGTGGTATTGGCAGCAGGTGCAGGATCTAAAAAAGCAAATTGATCAAGTCACTAAAATGTCTATCCCTCAGTTTCGGATTGATATGAAAACAATGCAACTAAAAAGTAACTTCTTGGCTAAAGGTATGAGTTTCCGACTGGACGCTGGTAAGTTTATAGGAAAGGAGATTGCAACTTAATGGACGAAACAGAAGTAATTTATGGCACAATAGGGATGCTGCCAGCGGAGGAGTTTGATCCTGACAAGACGTATGACATATTAAATTTAGTATCCTTTGACGGTAGCAGCTATGTGGTGCATACAAAACCGCCTGCAGGGACTCTTCCAACAGATTTAGACTATTGGCAGGTATCAGCTCAGGGAACCGGCAAGGCTACGGCTAGTAGCGTGGGAACGGTTAAGCCAGACGGCACAACAACGGAGGTCAGTACTGACGGTAGTATGAGTGTAAAGACAGCCTTGCAGGACGCTCTGGGGTTGGTAAAGGGGAGTAACGGAATTAAGGTGGGGGCTGATGGTAGCATTGATGTAAACACGCTCTTCACACAGGCCACAGAATTGGCCAACATCATAGCAGGGGAGGCTATTGCTACAGCACTCGGCAAAATTTCCAAGTCCATAGCCGTGACAATGGGGTTAAACGAAAATGCCCTGCTTAAATCAATGCTTACTAATATGGATGTCAATGATTCCACTAAAGTCAATTCTGCGGCTTATGTACATAAGCTGGCAGAGCGTATTGGCATGGGCGATGAGCTGACGATAGGAGCGAATTTGACGGCTGGGCTTAATGCACTAAATAGCAATTTAACGAACGTAATAAATAATCATGGGAACGCTTTTCCTCGTGGTGATCGTTTGCATTTACAGGTTAATGGAAACATTGGTTTTACAGAAATACTTAAAAATTCTAACAGCACCGTAGATTACGGAACGATAATTGCTAATTATATGCAAGACGGTAGTATTACAGAGATAGTATTAAGTGACACTGGGTTAATTGCTGTAAAAGTTGATTCTGGTGGAAATATCATTAGTAACAAGCCAATTGTCACTTTTTAAAATTGCTATTTAACTTAGATCCGGAGCTGTCCGAAAACAGCAGAAAGGAATTAATTATTATGGATAAAACAATCAATATGGAATTAAGATGTAATGGAATTGAAGAAACATTAGAGAAAGCGAATTTGCTAAAAGAAACATTGTTAGAGGTAAAACAGCTATTAGATTCTTTGCATAATTCAGACAATTGCGCAGAAAAAGAAAAAGAAATTCTCCGCCAACAATTAGAACTGTTAGCGGAGAGATCCGAAAGAGCATGTACTGATCAGGGAATTGCAGAAATCAGCCGTAGCATGGTATTAATATACCAAACAATCATGCAAACACATTAACGCTGTTTGTTAATCTCTAAAGAAATAAGATTATGGGGATTTATTACATAGTTACAATCGGGACCCTGGAAATAGATTATTGCATTTAATGGGAAAATATGAGTCAATACATCATCACCAGTAATAATTTGTCTACCATCTTTGTTGAAATATATTGCTTTATCTATGCGCGCATAATCCCTATAAATAGTCTCGCCTTCATAACTCCATACAGCATGGACATTGATCATAATGAGTTCTCCTTTCTTATGTACTCGGTGCGCAACCACCTGTAGTTACTATTATATGGAAAATAAGAGAGGAAAGCAAGAATACAGTTTTGCTATTTAGTAAACAAAAGTACTTGGAAAATATTACCATATAAGATATACTTAGTATTTGCCTTAAATATTTAATATTAAACGGAGGATAATTATGAGTAAGGAATTGGAAATTAAAACAAAAGCAGGATTGGTAAAAATATGGGGGATAACACTATTTTTATTAGTTATGATTATTTTTCCAAATACAATTGCATTAGCAGATAACGAGATGACAAATTGGGAAGCTTTAGCGCCAATGTCTCAAAAAAGGAGCGAATTTCGAACAGAAGTAATAGATGGGAAAATATATGCTATTGGGGGAATAAATAGACAAGATAATACATTTTTTAAATCCACAGAAGTCTATGACCCATCAACAAATATATGGACTTTATTAGCACCAATGAATAATGCCAGAAACTATTTTCAAACAAAGGTAATAGATGGGAAAATATATGCTATCGGAGGATATACAGGATATAATCAAACACCGTTAAAATCTGTAGAAGTCTATGACCCATCAACTAATATATGGACGACATTAACATCGATGTCCGTAGCAAGAGGTAGTTTCCAAACAGAGGTAATTGATGGGAAAATATATGTTATTGGAGGAAGTGGAGGAGGTAGTAATTATTTAAAATCTGTAGAAGTCTACGACCCATCAACAAATATATGGAAAACATTAGCATCGATGTCCGTAGCAAGGGAAAATTTCCAAACAAAAGAATTAAATGGGAAAATATATGCTATGGGAGGTAGAACTAGTACTAATCGTACAGAGTCAGTAGAAGTCTATGATCCATCTACTGATATATGGACCGAATTAACGCCTATGTCTGTAAAAAGAAGTTTTTTTCAATCAGAAGTTGTAAATGGAAAAATATATGTTAGTGGAGGAAGTAATGGTGGAGAAAACAATAAAATTGTAGAAGTCTATGATCCAATAAAAAATGAATGGGCAACATTATCAGCAATGTTACAAGATAAGTTTTTCTATTCTGAATCGGAATTTGTAGATGGAAAAATATATGTAATTGGAGGCTACGAGAATAGTAGTGTAGAGGTTTATGATATATTGACTGATAAATGGACACAATTAGTACCTATGTCTGTAGAAAGGTATATGTTCCAAACTCAAGTAATAAATGGGAATATATATGCTATAGGAGGGAATACCTCTTCAATGGAAATATATAGGCTACCTGCCAGTCCAAATAAACAAATAAAAGTAGTACTAGAGCCAGAGGAAAAGCTTCAGTTAAGCGTTGACGATCATTTAGATGAAAATACAAATATGACCTGGACATCATCAGACAACACTGTTGCAACAGTAAATGAAAAAGGTGTGGTAACAGCATTAGCACCTGGAAATACTGTAATAACAGTAAAAAGCCCAGACAATACCTATACGGACTACATTAACGTATTAGTTGTTGAAGACGCCGGAGATTACAGATTAGCAATCGATTTAAAAATTGGCCAGTCAGCTAGACTTACCGTTGATGATTTAACAAATACAGTGAATGCTACATGGGAACCAATGGATTCAGCAATCGCTAATGTAACTAGCAAAGGAAAGGTTACAGCACTGAAAAAAGGATTAGTCTTATTTACAGCCAAAGATGAAGACGGGAATGTCATTGGTAAGATATATGTAAGAGTAAGAGCATAAATATAAGCAGTACATATCAGGAGGGGCGATATTCGCCTCTCTATTTTCTACCACTAAAATAGTAAGGAGCCAAAAGGCTCTTATTTTTATGTCCAAAAGGACAGAAAGGAATTAATATGAGCAATATTGAAAAAATCAAATTCGGCGAGCAGACATTTGATCTGGTTGCTGCAGGTGTGAATCTTGAAGCTGATGGAGGAACCATCAAATTTCAGATGGGAGATAAGACCTTTGAAGAAATTGAAGATATCCTGCAGGCCAACGGCACTATCAAGCAGATTGCCATATCGGGTGATACAGACTGGTCACGGGCTGATCTGGTGTATGGTGATTTCATGTCAAGAGATGCTAATTATGTAATAGGTAAAGCAGATGACGGAGTAACGGACATTACAGCTGCTGTAATGATTGCCATATTTAAAACTCCAGATCTGACCGAAAGAATAGCGGCACTGGAAGCAGAGAATGCGGAAATTAAAAAAGATAATGAATCCTTAAAGGCAACTGTTGGAACTTTATTATTATCAAGCCTGGAGGTGTAAATATGTTTGAAATGTTAATGTGGTTATATGAAGGTGGAAAAGGTAAATTGACGGTCACCATGCTGGCAAATGCGGTTATTAAAGGCTGGATATCTGATGATCAAAAGAAAGAAATTCTGGCAACTAAAAATTAGGAAAGCGTGAGGTAAGTATATGCCTACGGAACTTATGGTAGCTCTCGTTGGATTGGCAGGAAGTGGGTTAGGGACTTTTGCTGGAATAGTGGCTTCTTCCAAACTGACCAATTATCGCATAGGGCAATTGGAAAAGAAAGTCGACAAACATAACACTGTTATTGAACGCACTTTCATACTTGAGGAACAGATGAAAGTTGCAAATCACCGCATAGCGGACTTAGAAGATAAAGGAGATTGATATCATGGAACAGATTATGAGTTATGTAAAGCCTGAACTTATTATAGTGGCGGTGGTGCTTTATTTTATGGGGATTGGAATTAAGCAGAGCCAAACAATTAAGGATAAATACATTCCACTCGTTAACGGAGTTGTTGGTATTGCGCTTTGCGGAATCTATGTTCTGGCTACAAGCGACCACCAGACGGGGCAGGAAATAGCTATGGTTGCATTTACAGCCATTACACAGGGGGTTCTGGTCGCAGGCCTGAGTACATATGTAAATCAGCTCATTAAACAGACCATGAAAACCGAATAATTCCGATGCGGGAATTCCCGTTTCGATTTTAAAGGAGGATACTAATATGGAAATCCATCAATTATTAACACCATATAACTATACAGACGGCGAACTTAGCCGAATCAGATATATTGTAATTCATTATGTAGGAGCTCTGGGAGGAGCAGAGGCAAACTGCAAATACTACGCCTCACAATACATCGGAGCTAGCGCACACTATTACGTGGGATTTAACGGCGAGATTTGGCAGTCCGTTGAGGATAAAAACATTGCCTGGCATTGCGGAGCAAAAAAGTACGTGCATCCTGAATGTCGTAATGCAAATAGCATCGGTATTGAAATGTGCGTCCGAAATAAAGGCTCCATGGCAGATACGAGCCGGGACTGGTATTTCGAGGACGCTACTGTACAGGCTGCCATTGCGCTGACCAAGGATCTGATGGCAAAGTACAACATACCTGCGGACCACGTGATCCGGCACCACGATGTCACAGGGAAAATATGCCCCAATCCTTATGTCTACAATCACACAAAACATACCTGGGACTCATTTAAAGTAGCTCTGGTGGATAGACCGACGGAATACACCTTGTGGTGGAATCAGGATAAAAATGGCTGGTGGTACGCAGACACTAAGACTACTTATTATAAATCTTGCTGGCAGGTCATAAATGGCCATAAGTATTATTTTAACGAGGACGGATATGCCCTCACTGACTGGCAAGAGATAGACGGCAAGTGGTATTATTTCGAACCCAGGGCAGGGCACGATTTGGAATGTGCGCTATATGTGACCGATCAGCAAGGAGCACAGAAGATAGGAGGATTTTAAAAGCAGCAACAATTAGACTACATCTTATTGTATAATACTCATAAAAGGCTAGGAGGCTTGATTATGATCACTTATGATAAACTTTGGAATATTATGCGAAGAAAAGGTATAACTCAATATCGGTTAATTAATGAGTACAAGGTCAGCCCCGGACAGATTGGCCGGTTAAAGAAAAATATGCATTGTTCTACACATACCCTAGAAAGGTTGTGTAAAATATTGGATTGTAATATCGGAGATATTGTTGAGTATAAATCATAAAATTTAGGCGGTATCCTTACGGAGCCGCCTTTTTTATTGCTACAAACCATAACCCACTTACACGCCGTTATATAGAAGATAAGCTTAAACCCATACTGGATACCGCCGATTATGGCATTACAATTATACTCATACACACCAGACCCGTCATAGTTCTTGTTGGAGGAGCTTAAGACTTTTATGCCGCTTACTGTCTCTATGGTCCCGTTGTGGCCCTCAAACTTAAGCATGAGCGGCGTAGGGGCATGTCCCGGAGCATACCAAGCCATGCAAGCAATGGGATATGTATTTCCCCGGACGCTGCCGTTGTTCTGCCTGTATGGATTTATCCCTATACCAAACGATGGCATTTTACCACCTCCATACCTAATTATACGAACTAATGTTCGAAAAGTAAACTGGTAATATTGTCATGAAAATAGCAATTTAACAGGTTTACAAAGCAACTTAAATAACCTGTCTAACATACTCGGTAACGGACGTTATACTACCGATTTAATGATAGCACAAAACACCTGTGCATTTTTATATTGGGACGGCAACACAGCAAATACACCATTTAAAGCCGGGGTCACGCCTGGAACTGAGGGTATGGCATTAGTAACAGGGGGGTTTGCTTCTTACCAAACGGTGGTAGCCATACCTAAAGGAAGTACGAAAATATATATACACGCCACAGTTGGTGGAGTGGCAACGGGTTGGAAGGTATTGACGATTACATAAATGATCATTTAAGTGTTAGTTGGGATGCCAAACAGGATCACATAGTATGGTTCACCGGACTGATTACATTCTGCTGTTACGGTATAACCATTCGTTCCCCCGTCACCCCCATATATATTAATGCTGTTAGCTGGTTTTATAAAAAAACCATGAACAGTAAAATTAGATACTGGTATTGTTCTTCTGCCGGAGCCATTCCCGGTGTAACTGGTAGGTATAGTTTTTACGAGACTGTTGAATTTTGTATTGATCTCATTCTCCGTATAATACCTGCCGTCATGATCTCCAGAAGATTTATGTACTGCTAAATTGCTATTTTAATATACAATTCTGCCCACATTCATTACTATTGGAAGATTATGGAAATCAATTATGTAATTAATAATGCTATTATATCAGCATGAAAATACTGCTTAATGATTATATGGACAAGAAAAAACTTACAGAACGTCAAGTGAGCAGGTTGACTGGATTATCACGATCAACGATACATGAGATAAGGACAGGGGCTGCAATGCCCAGAATCGATACGCTGGAAATATTGGCAAAAGGGTTGCAAATAAAAATCGGTGATTTGGTTGAATCACCTTATATCTAAAAAAAGTGCTCGGAATTCCGAGCAAAACGAGACAAATTGACAAAAGAGTTTTAAAATATAATACATAACAGTAAAGGAGGGGCATGTAGTATAAAGAAGTTGTTTATGAAGGAATGGTGATTTTATAAAGTTTTGCCAGATATGCTACCATTTCTTGAACAAGTGGGTTAAAAACATTTAAACAAAAGGAGAGTATGCAGTATGATGAGGTGCAAAAGCGAAGTGATAGAGGCAATTAGGTTGGGGCGGAATGCAGGTGTGAATGAGATGATGTTTTGTAAGAATATGGCAGATGCCTACGGATGCAAGCCGCTGAATAATGAAAAAGATAATTTCTACATTTTTTTAAGTACAATATATCACTATGGCAAGATTCAAGGTATAAGGCAAGAGCGCTCTAAGAGGTTAAAGATGCATGAAAACTTTACTTAGGTAAAATATTTGATTTAAAATGCTTGTAAGATTCCCACATTTCCCACTCGTAATATGTTAATATGGTATCAGTTAAAAGTATATCAACAAGCGCTTGGCTTCGGCTGGGCGCTTTTTTGTGGGTGGAATTATGGAAAAGAAAACTGAAAAAGCAGAACAGAATAAAAAAGAATCCATCTGGAGAGACAGAACCTTACAACACCCGAAAGGGAAATGTTCCAGTGGGATGACCTTTAGAGCTGAGAAGGTGAAAAGCGGATGAATAAACTGAGCTACATAGATATTTGCAAGGGTGCATTTGGACGCAAGGTATCTTATACCGGTGTTTCAGCTATTACTGCTGAGAATGTCCTGAAGGTACTCGGTAGAGCAGTCAGCGTTCTAAATTACAATAGACCGTTCATTCGATACCTTCATGATTACTACATGGGAGATCAGCCGATTTTGTACCGGCAAAAAACAGTCCGGCCAGAAATAAATAATAAAACGGTTGAAAATCATGCATTGGAAATTGTTCGTTTTAAGGCTGGGCAAACATATGGAGAACCGATTCAGTACGTTAGTCGCAAAAAAGATAATACCGTTAATAAAGCTGTAGACTCTCTTAATGATTACATGAGGGACGCACATAAGCAGGCGAGGGACATTGAACTTGGCATATGGCAAAGCTCTGTAGGAACTGCGTATAAGGCAACCTTAAAAGCTGGCAAGAATAACCCTGTTCCTTTCCGGATTCACATTCCTACGCCGCTAAATACGATTGTTGTGTATTCCCAGGAAGATGGCCGAGATATGCTTTCTATTCAGCAGCTTAAAGATGAAAATGAGCAACAATATTATTCGTGTTTTTCAGAAGATAAGTACTTCATTGTAAAAAATGGTCGAATTTCGAAATCTGGACCGAATGGATTCGGAGGAATACCAATAACAGAATATCCGAACAATCCAGATCGATTATCGGATATAGAAATTACAATCACTGCTTTGGATCAGATAAATAAAATGCAGTCTGACCGAATGAACGGCATTGAGCAGTTCGTTCAGGCGTTTATGCTCTTTAAAAACTGCGAAATCTCGAAAGATGAATTTATAGAGATGAGCCAGTTGGGCGCAATTCAGGTTAAAGATTCAGCCCAAACCAATAAATCTGATGTAAAGCTCATGACTGCTGAACTCAATCAGGAACAGACACAAGTGTCAAAGGACGATGTATATCGGCAAGTACTTGTAGTTGAAGGAATGCCGGACCGTCAGCAGAATACCGGTGGAGATACTGGTCAGGCCGTGTATCTTAGAAATGGTTGGGATTTTGCCGAACAACGAGCGAGACTTGATGAACCTTTTATTATTGAAGCTGAAAAGAAGCATTGTCAAATCGTACTCAATATTATTCGACAGACAAACAACGATGTTCAGCTAACAGTTCGAGATTTTGATGTGAAAATAACACGAAATTCTACGGACAACATGCTTGTGAAAGCGCAATCTCTGGAATATCTCTTACGAAATAGAATTCACCCACTTATCGCACTTACTACATGTGGACTGTTCGGAGATCCGGAAAAAGTCTGGGTGATGAGTCAGTCTTACATGGACACAGTATTTAAAACTCAAGAGCAATTAGATGCCGAGGCTGAAAAAGAAAGAGCTTATGAATTGCTAAAGAATCAATCAATTAATTCAACAGTTGAAACAGGAGAAGCGTAATGGCTTTTCTTTTTTATTTTAAATTTGGAGTCATCCGTAAATGACAGAATCCAGCAGGTGCGACCTGCGTTATCAAAAGCGTGGATTAAAGGAGGATATCGTTATGACCAGAGAACAGGCTAAAAAGAATTTGATCGCATTAGGCGTTGCTGAACCGACCGATGAGCAGGTCACGAACTACCTTAATCAGCATAATGGAGAAGTGAAAAAAATTCAGGACGATGTTGATAAGTGGAAAAAGGAAGCTGAAAAGGCTGGGGAGTTACAGACCAAGCTTGATGGGATTGAACAGCAGAATCTTACAGAATTGGAAAAGGAGAAGAAAGCCAGAGAAACAGCTGAAAAGAATGCCGTTGACTTGCAGAAACAGCTTACACAATCAGCCATAGAAGGGATTTTTGCAAAAGCCAATTTGTCTGGTGAGGAGTTTGCAGGAATGATGGGGGCGTTAGCTGCTTTAGATTTGGAATCTGCCAAGACCAGTGCTGAAGCTTTTGTAGCCGGGATTTCTAAGCGTGATGAAGCGAACAAAACCCAGTGGCAGAAAGAAACTTTTGAAAATACGCCGAATCCGGGGGCGGGAGATCCACCGGCAAATACCGACCCGGGCAAAAAGAGTGCTGCAGCCGAATACGCAAAACAGTATTCCCAGAATAAAAATCCGCAGCCGATTGCGACGCCTATTATCGGCTCGCAGCCGGGAACATTAATTTAAGGAGGAATTGAGATATGGCTTATATGAAAGTTTTTAAGGGAGAAACTCTCCCTAACTTTTTGGAAAGTGCCGTAGGATTGGTACAGAAAACCGAAATGGTTACTCAGGATAAAGCTGTTCCGGTAGATGATAAGAAATTGATCTATGGTGGTACGGTATTCCCGGTCAACGATGGGACAGCCACAGGTATTGTATTTGAAACTGTTGACATGACTGATGATGCAAAACGTCCGGCCAGTGTTATTAAGGCTGGCAGAATCTATGGAAATAGATTAAAAACTGTATTATCAGCGACAGCAAAAACAGCTTTGGAAGCAAAAGGATTTGTTATTCTTGATGCTCCCGAAGTTGAATTTTAATTAGGAGGTACAGAAATGCCATTTAATGTATTGGATTCTATTAGCGTAGAAGAAAGACTGAACTTTGCCCAGAACTTTGCGGTTGCAAGACCGACCGTTTTGGATACCATTTTCCCGGATATTAAGACACAGCATTTTAAAGCCGAGTATTACCGGTTAATGCAGGGGCAGAACCTGCCAACTCCGGCTTTTGTGCATGCCATGGATACCGAAGCGCATATCGGCACCAGGCCTACATTTGAAAAGGTACTGACTGAAAAACTCTTTATTAAAGAGAAAATCAATCAGTCTGAACAGCTCCAGACATACATCACCAACGGTGTTCCTGATGATGATGGCTTAATCAAGTGGGTATTTGATGATATGGGACGTTTGGCTGAAAGCGTTGTAACCAGAACCCTAATTGCCAAAGGGCAGTTAATGAGCCGAGGCATTATGAATATCAAGGAGAACAACCTTGATATGGTTATTGACTTTGGTATTCCAGATGAGCAGAAGATGACATTTGGTGATTGGTCTGATCCGGAGTATGATATTTTCTCTGATATCCAGAGAGCAATTAAGATTCTGAAAGACCAGGGTAAGATTTCCAATCGCATGCTGACTTCCGACACACAGGTTCAGCGTATGAGAAAGAATAAATCTATGCAAATTGCCATTTACGGCTCTATCAATGTTGGTAAACTGGTAACTCTTGCAGAATTGCAGAGAATGTTACAGGAAGAATTTGGTGTGCAGTTTGTTACATGCGATCAGATGTTTGCATATGTCAAATCAAATGGTTCCAGAGTAAGTCAGAGATATTTTGACGAAGACAAGGTGACGTTCTACACAGCCGGTGTTTCTGGTGATGTGGGTATTGGCCTTTGGGGACCGACTCCAGAAGAATCAGAATATGCAGCATTTCAGGAAGCGTTGGAGAAAATGTTTGTTACTGTAACCATGTGGTCTACACAGGACCCGGTGGCTAAATGGACTAAGGCTTCCGGTATGTTTATTCCTGTTCTTCCAGACCCGTATGGAATCGTAATTGCCACTGTTGTGACTGGTTCTGGTACGCTTGGCACCTTAACGGTTAATTCAGCTGCTGGTACTGCTACTGGTGATACTAAGGTGACCGCTTCCCCGGCAAAGGCAAGTGGTAATGCTTATAAGTATAAGGTAGGCGATTCTGCAACGGCAGTAACCTATGGTCAGAATGTCCAGACATGGAGTGCATGGGACGGCAGCGCGGATATCACGGCGGCAACTGGTAAAGTGATTACCGTTGTTGAGTGTGATTCTAGCTACAAGGCAGTTAAGGCAGGTAATGCTACAGTAACGGCTAAAGCGTAAGAAAGGTGGTGAGGTGAGTGGAAGCAGATATTCTGGTTGACGTAAGTACATATCTTGGTGACGAAGTGAGCATACAGGATAATCCGGTTCTGCTCATTCTCATCAATCGGGCAATTCGCAAGGTATGCTCCAAGCGTTATCCATATGGATATACTGATGTAGAAAAAGAAATGGCGGTTTCAAAGTATAGAGATGTTGTCTTTGATGCTGTTATTTTTTATTGGGCTAAACAAGGAAGTGAGGGGCAGAGTTCTCATTCTGAAAACGGAATTTCCCGGGGCTATCAGAGCGAAGATGACCTTTATTTTGATGTAGTGCCTATGGTAAAGAGTTTGTAATTTATATTTAAGACGGTGCGTGTCTGGCTAACCTCCCGGCCGGACGCAGGGTGCATATCAGAATAATGGTGGTGGGCAGATATGCTTATAATGTCTGGGAGGATATGATATAGGGAGAATGATCATGACAAGAAAAGAAGAGCTTTTTGCAGAGTATGCAAAAGTAAAAGATAAAGTTTCCAGTGTTACATTGTTCGTTCATATGCCAACTGATGAAACAGAGATTATTTCTAATCCCCGTGTGCTGGAAAAGATGGCATATGTTGACAAGACATACAATGATGATTTGGTTCATTTCAACTGCGATAATATCCAGATTGAGAATTATGTCTTTGAGACGCAGGAAGAGACTATGGATTTTGGTTCTGCAATTCTGAATTTGAAAGAGAGTCATAAGGTCGCTCGTAAAGGATGGAACGGCAAAGGTATCTTCATTGAACTTCAGGTCCCGGACCAGTACAGTAAAATGACACACCCGTATATCTACATTGATACAACTGGGCTGGAAACAGATAATCCGGATGCACCAAAAGACCGGGTTCCGTGGCTTGCAAGTCAGACGGATATGCTGGCAGAAGATTGGATTGTGGTAATGTGAGAGGTTTGAAAAGGAACCAGAAAACGTTATATTACCAGCTTTATTCAAAGCATATCCCGGTCTATGAAACAGACTTGGCTGGCAATATCATAACTGACCCGGTGAAAGGAGAACCGCTCCTGACAGGTGATTATACGGTTGGCTATGCAGACCCGGTGAAGTTCCGGGCGAATGTGTCCCCGGCAAGATCGGAGGCTTCGGTAGAACCTTTTGGTGTACAGACCGATTATGATAAAGTGATTTGTTCCTGTGACCTTATACTACCGATTGATGAATTATCGCAGGTATTTGTTGACCGTAAGCCAGAGGAAGGCAAAGGAGCAGATTATAAGGTTGTCAAAGTAGCACGGAGTATTAATTCCGTGCTTTTTGCTATTAAACAGTTGCCAGATGGAGGTGCGGAGAATGTCCAGGAAACAGAAAGTTGAAATAGCTTTCCGCTGTTAGAAATGTGGTAAGCCACAAGAATCTGACAAAGAACAATCTACTGGATATTTCGAGGTGTTTGATTGTCATGAGAAATGTGAATGTGGTGGTAAATTTGTGATGTATTTAGGAGGTGAGAAAGCAGAGTAAACTATGGCTAAGAGAGTAATCCGAGGAAACCTTTCCTCAAAAGGAATTCAGGATATCATAAATCAGCTTGAGCAGTATAAAATGGATTTGCACCGAAAAGCTGAATTACTGTGTCAGAGATTGGCAGAAGCCGGCCAGACCGTGGCTCTGCAAAGTATCGGTGAATCTCCGTTAGGTAAAACCATAACCCTCCGCGTGGAAATGGAGCCCAGGACTGACGGTTGCAAAGCGATTCTGGTTGCTACCGGGCAAACAAAGTCCAATGACTACGGAACCATAAATACTTTGCTTCTCGTTGAATTTGGAGCCGGTGCTTTCTATAATCCATCAGACAATCCAAAAGCTGGAGAGATGGGATATGGAATAGGAACATTTCCCGGACAGATTCATGCATTTGAAGATGGCTGGTACTATTGGGACGAAGATGAAAAATGGCATTACACCCACGGTACAAAAGCCACAATGCCAATGTATAACGCTTCTGTGGCTATCCGGGCACGGGTTGCGGCTATAGCAAAGGAGGTTTTCCAGTAATGCTTGATATTTCTTCTCTTGTATATACCCGACTGGTTAATGATGAAACACTGAAAAAGTATATAAAAGGAAGCGGCACTACCAGAAACAATACTCCTTCGGCTTTTCCCTATTTTTATTTCAAAAATCTGGGCCAGCCGACAACGAGCAGTTCCTTACAGAATAAGCAGTGTGCCATATCTGCTGACTTTGAAATTACCATGTATGATTCCAGTTCTTCCAGTAAAGCTAAGCAGTTAATCTTCCTTGCGGCAGATATTATGACAGATCTGGGATTTGTTTTAAAATACGGACCACTGGAAGTGGACCGTTCAAGCACATCAGAAGCATATCGCTGGATTGCAAGGTTTCACAGAACCTACTGCGAGGGCGATTTGATATAAAAATATGAGCAATTAACTTTGAGCTTCGTCTAATGGCGAGGTTCTTTTTTATGCAAAAAGGAGGATATGACCTATGGCAAAAGCTGTAGATTTATCAACTGCCGGTATCCATGTTGGATATGGAATTGAGACTACTGCCGGAACAAAGCCCACGGCGTTTACTGATCTGCCGAACCCAAAGAGTATTCCAGATTTTAATCCGGAAACAGGAACCTATGATGTAACATCCTTAAATGACACTATATGGAAACGTTACATTGACGGTCTAAAAGATCCGGGTGGTGCAATTGCACTTACTTTCGGAATGTCCCAGGTGTTTTTGGAAATGTGGGAAGATATTTGTGATAAATATGATACGGCAAAAGCCACAAACAAAAGAATGTGGCTGGAATTTTATCATCCAAGACTGGATAAAGCATTTTTCTTTACATGCGTTCCGGCTCGTATGGGTTGGGCGGCATCTGACGTTGACAGCGCATGGGATACAAGCGTATCTGTAACTCCAACAGGGGAAATCGGCTGGGATACTCCTATTGTACCAACAGAACCAGCAGAAACACCTTAATCAATGAAAACGGGAGGTATTAAGATATGAAGATTTTATCTATTGGTGGAAAAGAATACAAAGTGGAATTTTCCTTTGAAGCAGCAGAATATAAGGATTGCGTAGACAAAGCGTTTAAGGTGGTTTCAGGATCTTACATGGCTCGTCGCAGTAACTTTGATAAGGAAGATAAACAGGCTATGATGGAAATGATTATTGACGGTACCGCTGATATGGTATCTGATATGCCGGCCGTAGTTCAGTCTTTTCTTTATGCCGGGTTGCTTGAAAACAATCCGATTGCTAATGAGCAAGAAGCGAAAACCTTATTTAAACAGTTTATCAGAGAAAATCCAGATGATCATAGGGCTTCTTTTTATGGAATGTTTACGTTTCTCAAAGAATGCATGGAAGATGATGGTTTTTTCAAACTGACCGGATTGGACAAACTGGTGGAGCAGATGAACCAGGAAGCAGAAAAGGCAGAGGAGAAGTCCAACTCCGTAAAGGCTCCTCAGGATCACAAAAAGAAATCAACTGGCACGAAGTAATTTGGAAACAGTATTTGACAGAAGCATTGGTTTTGGGCGTACCTTATGATTTGTTCTGGCATCTAAATCCTCGAAAACTCTTGCCATTTGCAGAAGCACACCGTAAAAAGCAACAGGCTCGCAGTGATGAGATGTGGCTTATGGGTCAGTATGTAGCTTCTGCGTTGGACGCAACAGTATGTAATGCAATGCCGTTTGTTAAGCGTAGGCAAAAGGGGAAGTATTTTGAGAAGCCAATTAGGGTAAATCCTATGACAGAAGAAGAGAAGAAGATTGAAGAAGAAAATGCATTAAATCAATTTATATCCTTTTTCAATGGTATGGAGAAGGATAAAAGTAAAAGATGATCAAAAGGCGAGTGATAAGTAAAATTTCACTCGCCTTTTTTTGTATGTATAAAAGGTGGTGGAATTATGGCTGATGTAATTGATGACCTGAAAGTCCAAATAGACGCCAGTACGAACAGTGCTGACGCCAAAATAGATAAATTTATACAAAAGATGATGTCTCTACAGTCTGCTATATCCGGGATCGAAATGTCCGGTGCTAGTCAGGTTGCTTCTGGAATTAATCAAATTTCAAGTTCAATCCAGAATTTTTCTAATAATATCAAAACGGCAGATTTTTCCAGAGTAACCGGTGGGCTTAACAAGTTGGCATCTGTTGATGTTCAAGGCGTAAGTAATACTGCTCATGCTATGGAAAGCTTTGCCAATAGTATAAGTGGGATTGGTTCTTTAAAATTCGACACGGAAGTTTTGACAAATTTGGCAAATTCTATTTCAAAGTTAGGACGTTCTTCTGTTACGGAGGCAACACAGAATTTGGAGTTTTTAAAAACAAGTATGGCAGATTTTGTTTCTGGAATGAACAATGTAGGAAGCTTGAATTTTAACCCGGTTTCGCTATATAAACTGGTGTCCTCTGTAAGCAGATTGGGAGGAGTTAATGCCACGCAGGCAGTAAAGAATCTTCCCCAAATTTCAACCTCCTTGCACAGTTTGGTATCGAGTATGAATTCCGTTGGCAGTGTCACGTTTAACATCGAGGGACTAAATAGTCTTGTAAATAACATTAGTCGTCTTGGCGGTACAAAAGCCACACAGGCGGCAGCCAATCTTAAGCCAATTAAAGATCAACTTTTTAGATTTGTAAGCGGTTTGAACGGGATAGGTACGCTCAATTTTGATACAAGTGGGTTAGCAAATCTCGTTTCTTCTATAACAAAATTAGGAGGAAAGGCGGCTACTGTAGCTATACCTAATATTCAGCAGTTAGGCGCCGCCTTGTCGCAGCTGATGACAACGTTGTCTCGTGCGCCGGTTGTTAGTCAAAATCTTATCCAAATGACTAACGCTTTGGCAAGCCTGGCTTCCAATGGTTCTAAAGTATCAACTGCCAGTCAGTCTATAAAAAACGGATTAAATTCATACTCCAATAGTGCAGGAAAAGCAAAAGATAGTACCAGAAGCCTTGCCTCCCAAATAGGAATGCTCTATGCAAAATATTTCATGCTCGTTCGAGGTGTAAAGGGATTATGGAAAGCCACAGAATCTTCCATGGACTACATAGAAACGCTGAACTACTTTGATGCAGCTTGGGGACAAGTTGCAGACAATGCAATTGCTTCATGGAAACAGTCTGGTTATGATTCAGCTGAAGCATATGCCAATTCGTTTAGCGAGAGAGCAAAAGAATTAACCGGAAAGATGTCTGGATTTCAAGCTGATGCCAAAGGGAATCTTATTTCCACTGGTATGCCAAGTCTGGGTATAGATCCGGATATGCTCATGAACTACCAGGCAACTTTCGGCCAGATGGCTTCTTCCATGGATGTGGCTTCTGAAACGGCCCTCAAATTATCCAATGCGCTGACCATGATCGGAGCCGATCTTGCGTCTGTGCGAAACATGGATTTCAAAGATGTATGGCAGAACTTAGCTTCGGGTATGGTAGGTATGAGCGAGACTGTAGATAAGTATGGTGTTAATATTCGTGAAGCCAATTTACAGCAAAAATTAAGTGAGCTTGGGATTATAGCGAAAATATCAGCGCTTAGCCAGCAGGACAAGGTGTTACTTAGAACCATCATCATATTGGACTCTACCAAATATGCATGGGGAGATTTGGCGAATACTCTGGGGCAGCCGTCTAATCAGTTAAGACTTTTACAGTCTAATTTTGCCAATCTGGGCAGAACTATAGGTAACTTATTTTTACCAATTGTAGCAGCCGTGCTTCCTTATGTTAATGCGTTGGTTATTGCTGTTCAAAGATTGTTTTCTTGGATAGGTGGTTTGCTCGGAATTCAGATTGGCTCTTTGGGATCCTCCGTAGGATCGGCAGCTGCAGATATGAGTGGCTTGGAAGATGCCGCTGGTGGAGCAGCTGATAAAATGGATGACGCCGCCAAAAAATCCAAGAAGATGGCCAGTAATTTACAAGGATTTGATAATTTAAACGTTATAAGCTCTAATGATGGATCTGGAAGTGGTAGTGGAAAAAAGGCTGGAGCTGGCGGCCTGCTTGATGATGCTTTTTTAGATGCTTTTTCAGATTATCAGGCTGCTTGGGACAAAGCCTTTTCTAATATGGAAAACTCTGCTCAAGGAATGGCAGATAAAATTGAGAATGCATTTAAAAGAGTTTGGGAAGCTGCCGCGCCTACCAGGGAAGCAATGAAACGATTATGGAATGAAGGATTTAAAGAATTTGGAGAATTTAGTGCGGATACACTCAAAGACTTTTATAATAATTTTCTTGTTCCAGTTGGTTTATGGACATTAGGAGAGAATGGCTTGGCTAGGTTCCTGAATATCACCAATGCCATGTTAACGGACATTAACTGGTCTAAGCTCCGTACCAGTCTCAGCGGTCTTTACAAAGAACTATCAAGGTTAACAATTCTTACCTTTACCACTATGTTAGATTTCTACGGTGACTTCCTTAAGCCTGTCGCTGTCTGGGGAATTGGGAATGGGCTTCCTCGTTTGTTGGATTTAATGACAAATTTATCAAAAAAAATAAAATGGGATCAGTTTGTTGGTTCCTTAGACGATGTATATAAAGCACTTTCTCATCTTACGTTAGGTATAGGAAATGGGCTCATTGCGTTTGTTGAAGGTTTGGCAAAAGTGCTTACTCCTGTTCTCTCTGGGTTGGTAAGCGGTTTATCTTTGGTGCTGAAAGGTTTTGCTTCTGTGATTTTGGCTATACCAGAAGATACGTTAGTATTCCTGACTGGAGCAGTTGCAGGATTCTTAACAATGTTTATAACATACCAAACTGTTGTAACAGTCATTGATGCTATTAAGACTGGAATTACAGGGTTGTACGTTGTCTTAGATGATTTCTTTATAAAGGCAATTGGTTGGGTTGCGGCAAATCCATATGTGGCATTGGCAGCAGGTCTGGCGGCTATTGCAGGTGGCTTGATTGCCATGAACCAGAACTGGAAAAAGAAAATGGCAGACGAGTTCTCTGAATTCCAGGATAAAATAGGTTCCAACACTGATGAATTGAATAATACTGCAGATGCTTTTTCCAATATAGCAGCAAACAGTCGAAAAGTAATTGAAAGTGCAGATCAGGACGCTGAAAAGTTAAGTACGCTTACTCAGGCATATTTTGATCTTGCAGATCAAGCTTCCCTCACATCGTCAGAACAAGACAAATTAAAGAATTATGCTCAACAGCTGATTGATAAAGCTCCAGAACTGCAGGGAATGATTGATAAGACAACTGGGCGTTATACGGCTCAAAAAGATGAGATACAGAAGGTCATTGAAAAGCAACAAGAGTATTATCAATTGATGGGTTATCAAAAGGTAGTAGAAGAATATGGAGCTGCATTATCAGAAGCAAATGTGCAAATGGCTATTTCCGAAAAGCAGTATGGAAACAACGAAAAGAAAATAAAAGCCTTGCAAGAAGCAATGAATAATTTGGTAAATGATGGTATAGATGATTATGTTTGGCTTGAAAAGAATAGAGATTCACTGGAAAAGCAAGGAATTGTATTGGGGGATAACGAAAAAGCATCCTATCAATTAGCACAGCAACTTTCTTTTTATGAACAGGAATTGGGGAAGTCTGCAGAAGCACAGAATAACGCAAAAAAAGCAGTGGAAGATGCAAGTATGGCATATGATACTGCCAATCAAGTTTTAGATGGACATAAGCAGAAATATAAAGATTTGGAAGATACCGTTAATTCCATGAATTTTGGGAAAGTTACGATTGACGCATCAAAGGCTATTGATGATCTCGGCGGAGTATTTGTTGACGGTAAACAAGTAGTTGGAAAAGCTGCCGTAGAGCTATACCAGTCAATTATTGAAGCCTACGGGAACACTGACCAAGATATGTATGATCTTGGAGAGAAAGGCGTCGTTCAGTTTGGGCAGGGCGGTAAGAACGGAGTTCCGGTAGCAGTGAGCACCATGAATGATGAGCTGTGGGCCAAAGTAAAAGCAGATTATGAATCAAAAGGGTACCAAGTGTCTTATGACGGAGGAAAGCTACTGGTAAAGGCCATAGGCGACGGAGGAAAAGCGGATGCAAATATTACAGCTAATACTGTTACAGATGCCGTAACAGGTGGATTGCAGAATGAGGAAAATACAACAAAATTTATTAACTCTGGAATCTATGGGGCAAACAAAGTTTTGGAAGGTGGTAAATCTCTAAACACTGAACTGCAAAATCTAGGTTCCGGTTGGGCTGCTTATTCAAATGATGGATTAAAGCAAAAGTTTGAGGAATTACAGAAATCCAGTACACCGGACATCATGAGAAATTTTGCGAAAGTAGGTATTACTGATCCATTTCAAATTGCTATGGGTATTCATTCACCATCTACTGTTTTTGCTGGATTTGGCGGCTATATAGTGCAGGGATTAAATGATGGCATTAAGAACAACCAAGATAGCAGCAGAGGAATAATAAGTACTTGGGTTGGCAATATAAAAAACTGGTTTACCGATTTGCTTGATATTCATTCACCGTCCAAATTATTTTCTAAGTTCGGTGGTTTTACTGTCGCAGGATTTAATACCGGGATATCTGATAACATGGATTCCTCTAACAGTCTGATTGAGCAGTGGGCAGATAACGTATCCCAGGCGTTTGAAGTGGCAAATGTCATAACTCCTAATATTGGAACTACATACAGTGTTAACAGGGAATTCTTTGACAAGGTAGACACGAAAGCTTCTGTTTCTTTTGATAAAGCTTCTTATGATTTTAAGGCCGGAATATCCGCTGAGTTAAACGCAGCATTATCTGGTATTATTGATTATGATCGCCTGGGAAGTGTTCTGGCTGAAAAGTTGGAAAGAGCCAACATCATTGCCGAATTGGATTCAGAAAAGGTATATGGAAATGTTAAGAATAAATGGACTAAAGAATATTCCAGAAATAAGAAAGCACCTGTTCCAATCTAAGTTAAAAATAAGCCGCCAGTTATAATTTTCTGGCGGCTTAAAAAAGAAAATAAAGTAATTTCAATTTTTAAAGATATGAACGTATTATGCAACATTCCTGTACAAACTATCGTATTTAAAGCATTTCTCTAATTTGTGAAAAAACTGTGAAGTGTAAATAATGGAGGTATTAATATTTATCGTATATGCCCCCAAAGAATTGAAGCAATACCTACCTATTATAATACTCACCATAGTAAATAGTATTTTGTTGATAAAAGCCAGAAACTGTCATTAGAAATCCGATGGTTTTTTGACATAAATCATGTAAATTATATATTATTTTTTTAATGAGGTACACACTGAAAAATGAATATTGATATTTGGTATCACAAGGAGTAATATGGCATTAAGGCTAATGAAAAAAATGATCTGTCCTATTTGAAAGGAGATAGAATTATAAAAAGTGATTTTTTACGGCCTTAAAGCTCATAGACGAACCTTATTCCAGGCGAATATACATAATAGGAGTAATTTGTCAGAGAGTAAAATACCGCCACATTGTTGCATTTTGGCTGTATATTTTAATAGGCAAAGGGGTGAAGGTACAGAAGTGATATTTAAAGAGTTTGGTGATAAAGCTCTACCTACAATGATTCTGTTACACGGCGGAGGGCTTTCCTGGTGGGCTTTTACAGACATAATCCCAATATTAAAGCAGAAATACCGTGTTGTAACTCCGATTATAGACGGACATGGAGATGATGGAAAAACAACTTTTATAAGTATAGAAGAATCGGCTCAAAAGCTCATACAGTATATTGACACAAATTGTAAGGGAAATGTGCATGCGTTATGCGGTTTGTCTTTAGGGGGTCAAATCATCATTGAAGTTCTTTCCCGAAGAGTGGATATTGCAAAATACGCCATTATTGAAAGTGCAATGGTGATTCCACCTGGCAGATTAACACGCCTTCTGGCTAAGAGCAGCGGAATGTTTTATGGTCTTATACAATATAAATGGTTTGCAAAATTGCAGGCAAAGGCTCTTTACATTAATGATAATTTATTTGATCGATATTATAATGATAGTAAAAAAATGTCAAAAGAATCTTTGGTGAATGTTAGTTTGAGCAATGCAGGCTACACCATACCGGATCAATTTAAGGATTCAAAAGCAAAGGTAATGATTGTTGTTGGTGGAAGAGAGCTGAACGTTATGGATCAGTCGGCTCGAAAACTAATAAGCGTTCTTCCTCAGGCTCAGATGTGCAAATGTCCCGGTATGAAACATGGCGAGCTGAGTCTTGCCAGAAGCAAAGAGTATCTAGCGCTGGTCAATGGCTTTATAGGATGATGTGTAATATAGCTTCTATAATAATATGTTTTATCACAAGCCAATTGAAATGTATCAGCAATATTAGATTAGGAGGAATTATATATGGAACAATGGCTAACCATAGCAGGTATTTCTTTAGGAATCGTTATACTGCTTTACCTGCTCATTTTCAAGATTCTTGGATTAAGAGTAATTAGTTCTAATGAGGTAGCTGTAGTTGAAAAATGGTGGAGTCCCAAGGGTTCTCTTAAAGATTCAATTATTGCTCTCAACGGGGAAGCTGGATATGCGCCAGGATTGCTTCGTGGTGGAATCCATTTTAAATCCGTTCTTATGTACAAAATACATAAATACCCCCTTATTACAATTCCACAGGGACAGATAGCCTATTTATTTGCCCGCGATGGTTCTCCTCTTGCCCCGGTGCAGACTCTGGGTCGTATCGTGGAGGAGGCAAATAATTTTCAGGATGTTTCAGGATTCCTAAAAAATGGTGGACAGCGTGGTCCGCAGAGGGGGATCTTGAGGGAAGGTACCTATGCAATTAATTTAGCTCAGTTTATTGTAATTACCCCTAATTCCATAAAATCTATCTCCAGCAACTTCAAGCAGGAGCAGAGCGAGCTGGTTAGCATGCAAAAAACCCTGGCTGAAAGGAATGGGTTCACCCCTGTGGTAATTATGGGCAGAGGCAATGAGTCCAGTGACATGATGGGCATAGTTACGGTGCATGATGGAACGTCTATTCAACAAGGGGAGATTATCGCTCCAGATATGGGCGAGCAGCATGCCAGCTTTCAGGACCCAGAGAAATTTCTGGAGCTTGGTGGAAGGCGAGGAAAACAGATTCAGGTTTTAACAGATGGTACGTATTACATTAATCGCCTTTTTGCTACTGTGGAATTTCGGCCTAAAACAGTGGTTCCCATTGGATTTGTAGGCGTTGTGGTTTCTTTCTTTGGTCGTGAGGGAGTGGATACCTCGGGAGAGAATTATAAGCATGGAGAGCTTGTTAGTGTAGGCTCAAAAGGTGTACTTGAAAAACCTCTGATGCCCGGAAAATATGCTTTTAATACGGATGCGGGTAAAGTTGTGCTTGTTCCTACGACCAATATCATCTTAAAATGGAACAAAACCGAAACTGGTGATCATAAGTATGATGAAAATCTAACGGAAGTGGATATCATCACAAAGGATGCATTTGAGCCTTCATTGCCGCTCTCAGTTGTAATGCATATTGACTACAAGCAGGCACCGTGGGTCATTCAGCGTTTTGGGGATATCGGAATGTTGGTAAACCAGTCTCTTGATCCGTTAGTCAGCGCATATTTTAAAGATGTAGCGCAGACGAAAACTCTTATTGAACTGATACAGGAACGTAGTGCGATTCGTGAGCGCGCAGTCTTAGAAATGAAGGAGAAATTTGAGAAATACAATCTTCAACTGGAGGAAGTTTTAATTGGAACGCCGAAAACAACGGTAACGGATACCCAAATTGAAAACATTTTAATGCAGCTTAGGGAACGACAGATTGCTGAAGAAAAAAGGGTCACCTACCAAAAACAGCAATCTGCAGCGGAAAGCGAAAAATCCCTGCGTGAGGCTCAAGCAATTGCAGAACAGCAGAGTTTCCTCACCAAATCTAAAATTCAAATTGAAATTGAAGGTAACAATGGTGCAGCTCTTGCAAGCCGAGCCGAACAAGAATCTAACCAGATCATTGCGCTGGCAAGAGCCAATGCTTCCAAAATCAAGTTGGAAGGCGAAGCAGAAGCTTTCAAAGAGTCAAACGTAGGTCTAGCCAAGGCACAGGCCATTGAAGCACAGGTCAAAGCCTATGGTGGCGCTGAATTCCGTGTTATTCAGGAGGTTACTGATAAGTTAACAGATGCCATTAAAAACACCACGGTTGATATTGTTCCTAAAACAGTTGTGCAGATGGGGAATAGCGAAAATGCTTCTGGAAGTGGTTCTGGTGGTAATAGTACTGTCATGGATACTCTGCTTAAATTCATTACATTGGATAAACTTGGTGTATCCTTACAACATATTTCTGAGCCTTCTACTACCGCACAGGCAATTGAATCCATAACACAGC